CAGGTTTAATCTCGTAGGCCATTACATTCTCCTTTTAACTTTGACACGTTGCTCTTTCATACGAGAGCCTTTTTCTTTCAGCCATTCTTCTGGTATCACACGATGTGCCCATTGAAAGCCCTTCTGATCACACCAGTCGCAGTACCTACTCTTAGCTCCCTTGTAAAGCTTTGAATTAGCATTACTAAATACAAAACGAATATCTAGTGTAGGATGCTGTCGCTGTATCTCTATGTGTTTACGCCTATCTGCAGCAGAAAACAAGCCCTTCATCTCAATTATGACACCATTGTCTAACTCAAAGTCAGGTGTGTAAGTACGGTACTTTAGATCTTCCCATTCGATCTTTAGCTTTTCATAGGCTACGATCTTCTGTCTGTCCTTGAGGTACGCAGCAGCCTCTACTTCAAGACCACTGCGATACAAACGTGAGTTATGTCTTCTAGCCATACTTATACTCAGGTGCTATGTAAGTATAGTCAACCTCCTGTGGGTTCTTAGACTTACTAGGGATGCTAGGACGTGGCTGCAAGTTAGTGTGGCACTTGTGCTTGAAGCTACAGAACTTACACCCTGATGGTAACACCCAGTTGCCTGTCTTCTTACGATAGAATGTCTCTTCGACAGGCTCATAGCAACGCTCAAACGGTTCATCGTTATCAATGTAGTCCACGAGAGCTTGGATCTCTGATAGTACAGCTTCCTTGTCCACTCCCTCAGAGGCGTCTACATACTTGAACTGTCCGTTTGCTTTGTTGACTACCCACCAACCACCTACATCCTTTCCAGCGCCCTCTGCGTAGCCCACAAGCTGTGCCACGTAGCCAAAGCTGTCACCCTGTGCAAGTGTATCGAAGGATGCAAACTTGTTATCGTATGACCACGGGGATGCAGACTTAACATCGTCAATACGCCCGTCCATCTCCATGTCGTACTCACCCTTGATCTCCTGACCATGAGGTAACTTGAGTGTAACCCTATCGTTATCCTTAAACTCTACACCAGCAGAGCGAAGTACACCCTTGAACACAGCCTCAACAATATCGCCAAGGATCATGTTCATCAGGAACGCAGGAGGGAATGGTGTCTTGTCTTCTGGATCGTTCTTCTCAAACCACAGCTGACACTTAGGCTTACCAATGTTAGACATACGTAAGCGAAACTTATCACGAGGGCCACTATCAAACTGCTTATACAAAGCAGCCTCAACATCGGAGGCGACTTGTTTAGCCACCTCCTCTGTCATAGTAGTCTCGCCAGCCATAGCCTTCTGTAAGAAGTTAAAGACCTTTAACTCAGCGGGATGATTCATTACTCCACCTCAATGAAGTCGTTGTTGAGGATGTCATTAACCATAGCCTCATCAGAGGCAGACAGATCCTTATTGCTACGCTCATTGTGTAGATCCAGCACCTTGCCATTCATGTACTCAACAAGATCAATGAAGTCTTTTAGTGTATCATTGTCGCTGTCAGAAAGATCAACGCTGCTGCCTAGCTTGGCTTCGATCCTACCAAACTTAGCGCCTGTAGGAATGCTATCCTCTACACCCACCATTTTAATGGTAGACATGATAGGCAGCAGGTTCTTACGGCTCAAGCCATTCAGTACAGCATCAATGCTCTTGAGTGAGTCACGGTTCTTAACATCCATAACCACAGGCACATCAGTAAAGTCACCTGTCACAGGCTCACCCTTGTCATTGATAGGGTTGTCTAGTGTGACTGTAGCAAAGAATACCTTGACACGCTTGACTGAACGCATGATCTGTTTGGTAGCCTCAGGCAGTGACTGGAAGTCTTCGATGTATCCTGTAGGACGCCCAAGGTTAAACCCACCCACGCTATCCTTCATGTCACCGTTGAGTGAGTTAGACATGACAGACTTCTCCATCTCCTCTGTCTCACTATTCCAGCGCTGCCACTGATTACGCTGAGCGAATACACGTAGGGTAATACCATTGCTGTATACCTTGTCTTCACCCTGCACCAGAGTGAACGCACCTATTGGCACAACCTCTGTCTTGATTGTCTTACCGTTAAACTCCACCTCACCCATGATAGGCTGGTGGATCATACCGACACGTGCAATAGATGGCGTGGCCTGCTGTGTTGGTGCAGAAGACACACCCATAAGCTCAGCCATAGACTGTCCACGATCTGCTGCGATTGCTAGTTCATTGCTCATTTCTATATCCTTTTAATAGAGTCAAAGAGTACCTAGTTATACCTCAAACATCCACTGTGTCAAGCCAGTTGGGGCCGATTTTAGCTTCTAATAGTAGAGGCACATTCATTCTTATTCCATACACTGACTCAACTAGATCAGTCAAGCCCTCATTCATATCATTTACCATACCTAGTACCTGATCTACTTCGTCAGGGTGTATGTCAATTACTGTTGAGTCATGCACAGTATTCACGAGACAGGATTGCATAGGTTCAAGACGCTTGTACATCTCATTTAGTACGACAGGTACGACATCACCTGTTGCAAAGCCCTGCACTGGATAGTTCTTGATCATAGTGAAGTGTGTTACACTCCCGTTTGACCTACGAGATATGTCAGGGAAAGCGTACTGTCTGCCTGACACGTTAGTAATCTTATTGAAGCGCATTGCCTCCTCACCTAAGTTCTTATGCCATGCCGCAATCCCCTTATACTTATCAATGAACTGAATGTAGTATGCCTCCTCTGCCTTACTTCTGCCATAACCTGTAGCCCCAAAGAGGGGCGCAAACGTGTGTTCCTTGGCTTGCTGGCGTGTAGTAGGTTGACCTGCATCAGAGATAACCTTGGCTGTGTAGCTGTGAACATCGAACCCTGTGTTGATCTCCTCCATAGCAGTCTCATCCTGGGCTAGGTATGCAGCAGTACGAAACTCAAGCTGAGCAAAGTCTGCCTCACAGATCTGTCCACCCTTCCAGCGTGACACAAACACACGCTTAACAGGGAACGTACCCCCACGAGGCATGTTCTGCATGTTAGGTTCCTTACCACTGAAACGTCCAGTAGCTGTCACACTCTGGGTGAGCGTAGCATGTAGGAAACCATCATCCTTTGAGTAGATACCTATGCCATCCACAAACGTAGACAGGTAGCTGCGGATGGCTGAGTAACGCAGATAGTCTTGCAGGAAAGAGACAGCATCATCCTTTTTGTGTGTCTTTGCTGTACCTATTAGCTGCTGTATCTTGTCCTTACTTGTGCTGAAACCATTGGCGCTTACCCACTTTTTGCTAGGTGCTGAGAAGCGCAGCCCAGCAACCTGCTGTGTCTGTGTTAGTTGAAAGCCACGAGCATCACAGTCCTTGCACTTGTTAGGTTTAGCAAACTTGGTGCCGTCCTTCTTAGTCTTGTATGTCTTGCCTAACCCCTCGCATGTAGGGCAGGTGAATGCCTTAGTGCGATAGATGGTATGGCTGTTAGACTTTACTGCTGAGCGGAATTCCGCCGAATCTTTAGTGAACTCAAATAGGCCATCCCATTCCTTCTTGTTATTCATACGGACACTAAACACAACCTGTGACATCTGCTCTGGTGAGCCTATGTTGATAGGCGTGTCGCCCATTAGTTCACGCACCTTGCTTTGCAGACGGGTCTCTAGCTCTGAGCGTTCATCCTCAAACTGCTCACGCACCCTCTCTAGTTCTTCAAGATCCACCCTGATTCCTGACATGTACATTCTGGTGAGGGTCTTACAGGTATTGAAGGTAACATCTCTGACGGTGTGTAGGGACTTACTCTCTGGGGTGGCGTAGTCTGCTTCGATAGAATGGAACAACTCACTAGTTGTGAGCAGGTCAGACCTAAGATAAAGGCTAAGCTTACTGAGATCAGTCTCATTGGTGTTGATACCTTTCTTGATGCAGGTAGATAGGTAGTCTTCCTTCTGCTCAGCTAGGTCACGGCGTATGGCACATGCAGACAAGCCTATAGCATCCTTCTGTCCACGCAGCAGTAGATACTCCGCAAGCATGGTGTCATAGATAGGGCCATCATAGGTGAAGCCACTCTCCCAAATCCACATCAAGTCATGCCTAGCGTTGTGCATGATCAGCAGAGTTGTCATGTCCAGCACACTCTGTATTAATGCACGGCCTGCACCTGATGTATCCTTAGCTTCATTGTGATCTAAGTTTACAATATGTAACTCTTCGTGATTGTCAGCATTCACCATGCCAACCTGAGTAAGCGTGTTGGTAGGCTCGAAAGGATCATTAAAGATCTTCCCGTCCCTCCAAGTCACACTGTTCTCAACGTCTAATACTAGTCTCATGTCTATCTCCTAAGCTGTGTAGATAGAACGTGATCCATCTAGCACACAAGTAATCTTACCCTGATACCCGTTTAGTTTGTTCTTGGCAAGGTTAAGATAGCGCACTGGATCTTCATCCTGCCCCTCAACCTGTGCAGCCTTACCAATAAGAACCATGAGGTCTGCCTCTGCAGCCTTGCCTGTCTTGCTGCCCTCCATCATAGACTGATTAGGATCTGTTCTACCCTCCGCCTCTGCGCTTAACTGTGACATCCATATCACACAACAGTCATACTGTTTAGCAATGTTACGGGCATGGATAGCTGCAGCCTTGAGGGTAATGTCACTGCGCTCACTCTTCATGTCAGAGAACTTGTCACCCATGTCCAATACTACCACGTCAGGCTTCTCCTGTTTAACAACAGACTCAACCCATGCCATGCCCTTACCTGTACTTTCCTTGAACATGATGTTCTTACGCACAGGCTCATAGCGCATACGTGCTAGAGATTGGTTCTCTCGTACCTCCTTCATTGTCATGTTAGAAGAGGCACTAACATAGCGTGATGCTACCCGTGTGTACGCTTCCTCATTGCAGAGGATAATACAACGTGCGCCTTGGTGAGCAAAGCCTCCATCAGCTGCAATAAGAGAGGCATGGAAAGATGTCTTGCCTGTGTTGGGACGTGCGCCAACCACAACAAGGTGACCACCACTGACACCCTCAACCTTACGGGCCAGGGTAGGTATGTTGAATGTCCAGCGTGACTCTAGAGCGGTAGCATCTAGGATCGTATCAAGATCATCAGCCTCCCAGTCAACACGAAGATTAGGTGTAAAGTCATTCTTGTATTCCTCAAGCAGCTGACGTAGAGGCTCAAGGCTATTCTCTGTGCCGTTCACATAGTCGAAGCCAAGGTTAGCTACAACATCCCCAACGTGCTGTTGGAATAAGTGTGACAGTGTATCCTGTGCTATCTCTTCCTTGATAGGCTCAGCAATATCAATACGGCGGAAGAGTGCATCGTATGCTGTGCGTGT